CGATAATGTCTCACAGATTTGACGAGATTAAACCCTCTCACCCTATCTCTAGGGAAGAGGTTGAAGATATGATAGCAGCTGCAATTAGGCAGCATAATCATAATGCGTCTATCATCAGTATGATTTTAGGAACCATAGTTCTTGCCCTATTTCTTGATGGTCTTTTGAGACTATTAGGTATTGTACCACCATTCATGGGCATAGACATTGACATTATTAAAGGAATAGTAGAGAGGGTTAAATGAAGGTAGGTTTGATTGGCCTTGGCCGTATGGGCGAAGGCATGTCTCGTCGTATGATGGCACAAGAGATTAGTGTCTGGGGTTACAGAAGAAATTATGAAAAAGCTGAAGAAGCATATGAGAATGGTTATGTAGATGGTGTCACCACTGATATTCAAAATCTAGTTCAACAAGTTAAAAGTGGATCTGGAACCTTTGATCATCCTGGCACTGGAATTTTTATGATGGTAGTACCAGCAGAAAATGTGGAGGATACAATAAATGAACTTTTACTTTATTGTAGTGAGGGTGATATTATTATTGATCATGGCAATAGCAATTTTAAGGATACCAGGAGAAGGGCACAACGCCTTGAAAAACTTGGCATCCAGTATATTGATTGTGGCACTAGTGGTGGTGTTTATGGTCTTAAGCGTGGATATTGTCTTATGGTTGGGGGTTCAAATACTGCAGTACAAACTTGTGCTCCCATCTTCAGGGCACTTTCCCCAGGCATATCAGCAGCTCCCCGCACCAATCCTTTGACTTATGCTACAAGTGCTGAGTATGGTTGGCTGCATTGTGGACCACCAGGTGCAGGACATTTTGTAAAGATGGTACACAATGGTATTGAGTATGGCATTATGCAAGCGTATGCAGAGGGTTTTAATATACTTGAAGCAGCAGATTCAGGAAGAGCTTATGTATCTGAGGGTGATGCCGAAGTGGCTCCCATGTCAGACCCCCAAAATTATTGTTATGACATTGATGTTGCTGAGGTTGCTGAGTTGTGGCGTAGGGGGTCTGTTGTTGGGTCTTGGTTACTTGATCTTACCGCTAATGTATTACGTGATGATGGAGAACTTAGCAAGTTCAGTGGGGGAGTTAGCGATAGTGGTGAGGGTCGTTGGACTGTTGACACTGCTGTGGATCTTGGGGTTCCAGCTCCTGTCATTACTTCCGCCTTATATGAGAGATTTAATTCTAGAGGACTAGGTGGTTTTGCTAACAAAGCTTTAAATGGAATGAGATTTATGTTTGGAGGACACAATGTTCGCTAATGCCCTTGCAATCCTGGCAATACCCTTTGTACTATCCACAATATATTTCGGGATACGAAAGGGTGAGAATGTCTACTACGAGTCGAATAAGTATGATGGAAATGGAACAGCCCACTAAAACCTTAGTCATCTTTGGGGCAACTGGTGACCTGTGCAGAAGGAAACTAATTCCTGCACTCAATAAACTGTATCAAAAGAATCTTCTACCAGAAAGTTATAAAATTATTGGAGCAGCAAGAAGAGAACACACAAGACAATCTTGGTTAGAATGTCTTGGAGCATATTATGAAGCAGGTTTATCACTTAAGATGGACTATCATCAATGTGATTTAAGTGATGTTGATTCTCTTAGATCAATACCTGTCACAGATGATATGACATTCTTTCTGTCTGTACCACCAGACAGATATGCTGATGCCATAGTAAACCTTAAAGCAGCAGGATTACTAAATGACCCAGAAAGAACAAGAGTCGTTATTGAGAAACCTTTTGGGGTGGATCTTCAATCTGCTAATTATTTACAGTCAGTGGTTGGGGGACGTCTACGCGAAAAACAAGTATATCGCATTGACCATTATCTTGGTAAAGATACTGTTAATAACATCCTTGCCACCCGCTTTAGCAATATTCTATTGGAACCACTTTGG